AAAATCAATTAAAAAGTCAGGCATTAGAATTTGAGCATCAACAATATATGGCAAAAATAAATGCCAAATCTATTGAAAATCAAGCGCAGCATATATCAAAGCAATACAAGAAACAAGCACAACTTAAGTCTTTAGCACAAGGAATAAAAGGAGGACAAAGAAGAGCGTCAATGGCATCAAGAGGAGGTGTGGCTGGTGTTGGTAGTAATAGAGATATAGAAGTAAGTCAGGAAGTATTGAATGAAATAGATAGGCTAACTATTAATGTTAATAAGGTAAAAGCTGTAGGGAATATGCGTATGAGAGGAGTGCAAGCCAATATTCAATCAGATATGTTAGGCGTATCAGCAGGTAATATGTTTGCTTCTGCTAGTGCTGTTAGTCCGTTTTTAAACATGAGTAGTACGTTAATGACAGGAGCAGGTGGTGTTATAGGGCAGCTTGCAAAATCTAAACACTGGGGTTAACTATGGTTTTAGAAGTACCAACAGTACAACTAGAAAGTAATGCACCTACCATGTTGCAGGGTGGCAGCATCCAGCAAATGTCGGATGAAAAAAGCGAAGCATTAGGAAAATTGGCAAAAGGCCAAATGCAGCTAGGGCAACAAATAAGTGACGTTGCACAAAAGTTACAAGACGAAAGAGATGACGCA